CAGCATTTATTACTTCAGGAGATTTTGATATACAAGACGGTCAACAAATGCTTTCTATTAGTAGAGGTATACCAGATTTTAAAGATCAAGTAGGTGACACAACGGTAAAATTAGGTTTTAAATCTTTTCCGTCACAAACAGCTACTACAATATCAAGAAACATAACGACTAGCACGACAAAATTTGATTTACGTGGTAGAGGTAGACAAGCTAATGTTGATATTAGAAGCACTGATGTAGGTGCTAATTGGCGTTATGGTACGCTAAGACTAGATGTTAAACCAGATGGAGGTAGATAATGGCTAAAATTGCAACAACTAGATTACCAGATTCAACACCTGAATATGAAGCATCACAATTTGATGCACTAATTCGTGTGTTAGAACAGATTACTCAACAATTAAACTTTGGTTTTCAACAAGATATAAAAGATGAATCTACAGCAAGGAGTTTCTTCCTTGGCTGATCAATTTAAAAGTTTTTCTAAGACTGCAACAGGTTCTTTAACTGCAGTATATACAGTGCCAACAGCAAACGAAGGTGCTGTTCCTCCTGTTTTACCTACTACAGCAATTGTAAAAAGTATTAGATTATCTAATCAATCTGGTGGTGCAGTAACAACTACAGTATCTGTTTTAGATTATGATGCTAGCTCTCCTCTTGATATTGAAGTATTCAAAGACAGTCTTGCAGACGGAGCAGAATCAGAAATTCTTACACATCCCGTTGTTTTAGAGCAACAAGATGCTATCAAAATTTTAGGAAATGGTGTAAAAATACTAGTTAGTTTAATGGAGATTACGTAATGTCAGAGATAGGTAAAAAAGTACAAGACGCAGAAGTCATTGGTCACGAAACAGTAGGTGATAAACAAATACCTATTTTAAAACCAGAGGTGTATGTAAAAATTTATTGCAGTAATTGCAAAGCAGAAGTTGATGAAGAAGAAAAAGCAACGGGTAATTGCAACGACTGTGGTAAACCTTGGGCCGAATCAAAGGCCAAAGATGTTACCATACGTGTCGTTAAAATGCCTGGTGTTATGGGCGAAGGTGGAGAACTTTAGTTCTTCTTACAAGTACAATCATCACAGCAGTGTTGTTCTGAATTCTTAACATGTCTTTTTAAGTCTCTCTCAGCTGCTAATAGTCTTTCATGATATTTGCTCACCTTATCTGCAAGGTAGGCAATGGCTTTATTTATGTCTTCTTTTTCCATATTTGTCTCCTGTGATTATTAATTTTGGTGAGAACCTAATGTAAACATATTTTTTTGGAGATCAACAGAACTTTTTAAAATTGTTTTCTTGACAACTAATTTGACTCAGAGTAGCCGACATGAAGATACTCTATCTTTGATACCCAACCTTTTGGTATTGCAATTGAACCACCACCGTGATTATCATCTTTATCTGTGCACCAAGATCGCATAACAATAATCTTTTCACTAGTGTTTACAACCATCCATCCTACTTCTTGACACACGGCCAACGGTGCATTAATTATGTCTTTTATAGGCAACCAACCAGTTTCCATATCACGAGCGTCTAACCACGTCACACGGACCATAGGAACCTTTGTAATATCGAAGCTCATTTGTAGTTGCACATTACTAGAAATTTGCCTATAATTATACGATTAATTAGGCTCATTTTACAAGGCCAGCCTCCTTGCACTATTTAACAATCATGATTTGCAAAAGGAGAACATGCTAAAAAAGATTTTTAAGTCCGCTAAGAAATTAGTACAAAAAGCAGCACCTGTAATAGGAGCTGGATTAGGGTATCTTTATGGTGGACCAGCACTAGGTGGGGCATTGGGCTCTGGTTTAGGTGCGGGTATCGGTAGTTTAGTTGGGGGCAGAAGTCCTCAAGAGTCTTTGCGTAATGCTTTACTAGGTGGAGCTGCAGGATTTGGTGCTACTAAATTTTTAGGCATGACACCAGGCGCAGGTCTTGGTGGTTTATTAAGTAGAGCTGGAACTACAGGTGGTCTTACGTTTACACCTGGAGGAGTTGGTGCAGCCAATGCTCAAGCCGCAGCATCAATGAAAGCTGCTGGAATTAAAAATTTAGCGGGAAGTCCATTAGCAAAAGCTAATGCACTTCAAAAAGCTGCAGCATTTGTAAAAGCAAAACCATTAACAAGCGCTGCTATTTTGGCAGGAGCAACAGGTTTGATGGGTAGTGAACAAGAACAAAAAGATTCAGAGATGATGCCAGGTGTATTTGGCACTGTAGATCCATTTAAAAATTTAGGTGCAGCAACTACTATGCCTGTAACAACAATTCCATTTTCACAATATGGTCCTAATCTAATTAATAGAAGAGATGGTGGTATTATTGGTTTATCTGAAGGTGGTAACTTCCCAAGAAAAAATGGTAAGATAGCAGGACCAGGAACCGAGACTAGTGATGACATACCTGCAATGTTAAGTGATGGAGAATTTGTTATTAACGCAAGAACAGTCAGAGGACTAGGACAAGCAATGGGTGGTAAAGGAAAAGAAGATACTAGAGACAGAGGATCAAAATTCTTGTATAGTCTACAGAATAAATACGGAGGCAAGAGATAATGAGTACGACTACTCAAATACAAAGACAACCAGAGTATATTGAAAAAAGAGCCGAACAGCTTTTAGCTTCTGTATTTGGTGACCCAAGTGCAACAAAACGAGCTGGTGAAAGTGATGCTGATTTTAACTTACGTAAGTTTGGTAGAGCAGGAATATCACAAGCTATACCAGGATTTCAATTTGCAGGATTCACGCCTCAACAACAACAAGCATTTGGTTTAGCAAGTCAAAATGTAGGAGCATTTCAACCTGCATTACAGAAAGGAATGTCAACAGCAGACCTAGGAGTTGCTGGTTTAGTTGGTGGAACACAAGCTTTTCAACCGTCACAAGCACAAGCTTTCATGGACCCATATCAACAGAATGTTACGCAACAAGCTTTAGCAGAATTAGACAGGCAAGGAGCTCAAGCTAGAAATAGATTAGCAGGACAAGCAACAAGAGCAGGAGTATTTGGTGGTTCTAGGTTCGGTGTACAAGAAGCAGAACTAGATCGTAATTTACAAGACATAAAATCAAGAAGAGTATTTGAAGACTTATCAAGAAACTTTCAACAAGCACAACGTGCTGCAATGGGTGCACAAGAAGCACAACAAAGAAGACAATTAATGGCTGGTCAACAGTTAGGTAATCTTGGTAGAGTACAAGCTGGACTTGGAGCTCTCGGTCAACAACTAGGACAACAAGATGTACAATCACTTCTAGGTGTTGGTGGTATGCAACAACAACTTGGCCAAGCACAATTAGAAGCACAAAGACAACAACAACTCATGGCACAACGTGAGCCATTTACAAGGCTTGGTTTTGCTAGTGATATACTACGAGGCACACCTAGTGGTGGTATCTCTTACATACAAGAACCTGGCACTAGTCCATTTGCTCAAGCACTTGGTTTAGGTATCGCAGGACTTGGCGCTCTTGGTCAGTTTGGTCAAGGCTTTGGTGGAGTAAAAGATGCTTTTAGTGGTATAGGAAACATTTTTAGCTAATGCCAATACCAGCAATATTATATTATGGTGGATTAGGTGCATTACGTTTGGCTCCTACCATTGCGAGATTAGGTGGTGCAGGTTTAAGAACAATTGGTGGAGGAATTAAATCTGGTCTTAAACCAAGTAATATAAAAAGTTATTTTACAGGAACTAGAGCTAAACCTATTCAAGGTCCCGTAAATGTTAGAAATTTTAGATTCGATCCAAATAAAAAGGGAATAGAAGCTCTTGGAATGGGTGGGGGATCAGCACCAGGAATAGTTTTACCAGGTAGATTTGGTTCAAATTATTTAACTCAAGCTGGTCTTGGTTATGGAGCATATGACCTTTTAACAAATAACGCCGAACAAAGTGCAGAACAAGAGCCTGTTCCACCTTTTAGTCCTCAAGATAAAAATATACCACCTGCCAAAGCAGATGATAAAAAAGACAAGGATGATAAAACTACAAGCACTGATGATCAAATTAAGAAAGGTGGTTTGGATAGTTTTATAAATGATAGAATAGGTTTATTTGAAAAATACATTGGTGATGATAGTAGAAAAAGAACAAAGAGTGCAGCGTACAATGCCATGGTGCAATTTGGTTTAAATCTTGCTTCAAGTAAAGATCCAAAATTACTAAGTGCTATTGCAGAGTCTGCAAAAGATCCTATGAAAGAATTTGCTGCTTTAGGAAATAAGTTAATGGATCGTGCAGAGTCAATTAAAAAAGCTGGTATAGAATCTGGCGTAGCTGCTTACGACAAAGCTCAGGATCGTGAAGTTGATAGAGAAGCTATTGCGGCAGATATTTTAAAAGAACAAATAAAACAGCAAGCTAAAACTCTTAGTAGAGGAGAATTTATAACAGCGACAATGGAAAGTATTGCTGGAAATCAAACACTTGTTGATGCAATTACCTCTGTTAAATATGATAAAGATGGCAAATTAATAGAAAATGCTCCGTCAGATGCAGCTTTGATACAAAAATATGCTGAGGAACAATATGATATATACCGAGCTGTAGAGATCCCACCTGGCTCTGCTGGTGATGAGCTCTATGAATCATTACCAAGTGGTTCTAGATACTATGATCAGCAAACAGGAACTTACGGCACAAAACCATAAAGGAGATAACCAATGGTTATAAAGACAACTAGGTTTGGAGATTCCGTAGAGTCTGCTGGAGACGACAGTTCCGTAATAATAAATAACAAAAAGACAGATAGATTTGGAAATATAATAGAGGTGGAAAAACCAATCTCTAAAGATTTTAAATTTAGTTCAACAGCTAAAAATCCCAAAGAAGAAAAAGAAGAAGGGTTTATTGAAAAGTATATTGTTGATCCAATAACGGCAGGTGCTGCAGGGGTAGGTGAAGGAGCCTTTAAATTAGTAGAAGGAACTCTTTCTGTTGGAACTTTACTTGCTGATTTAGGAATGGGTACTGATATCACATCAAAAGTACAAAAATATTTTGATGATAATAAAGTTTTGCAAGCTCTAGAAGACAAGGCTGACGACTCATGGACTGGTACAGTTACATCAGTTCTTACACAGTTTGGTGTTCCTGGTGGTGTAGCACTTAAAGTAGCTAATGGATTAATTAAGGCAAGGCAAGCTGGTGCTTTAGCTGGAAAAGGTTCAAGTTTTATTTCTCGAAGACCTAATGTAACTAAAGCTTTACTTGCAGGTGGAGCTGAATCTGCTGCAGCAACGAGTGATATGGGCACTCTTGGTGATCTTATTGGTATAGGACCAACTCAAACTGGTGATGATATTAATGCAACAGGAAGAGAACTAGCTTTTAAAAGACTAACAAACAAATTTAAATTTGGTGTGGAAGGAGCACTTGGTTTTACGTTATTTGATAATGTAATTTTTCCTATGGGTAAGTCTTTATTCAAAGGAAGTGCACCCGCATTTACTGGTCTATTAAAACACGTAGGCGTTAATAAAAACAATGTTAAATTTTTAGAGTTTAATGCAGAAAAAAATGCAAATGTTTTAAAGGAAACAGCTATAGATGAAGGGTTTCAGTTTAATAAAAATAATATTTTAAGATGGATAGATAAAAATGTTTTATCACCTTTTCGTGCAAGAGGTAATTTACCAAAAGATGTTTTTGAAGCTAACAGAACAAAAATAAACAAACTAAGAGCTGTTGCAGAAAAAGTAAGAGTAGATACGTTAGATCTAGAAAAAGCTGTGCAAACAGCAATAGATCCTAGTGGCGGAGGTGTATTAAATCAGCTTGATAAACTAGGCATGAGAAGAAGAGAAAGACTCATGGAAAACATTTATGATTATTTAACAAGCGGTAAAATGAAATCTACTAAAACAGTAATAGATCCAAAGACGGGTAAAGCTAAAATAATTCCTTTAAGTGTTGATGAATTAAAAGGTGTTGAAGGATTTAGGGAAGCTTTTAAAGATATACCACCAGAACTTTTACCTTATATAGCAAAAATTAGAAACTCTATAGACGAAATGAGCATGTCTTTATCTGAACTACCAAACTTTACCATGAAGGGAGGAAAAGATTTTCAACAAATAGTGTCAGCAAATATAGGTGAATACATGACAAGAAGTTATAAACTAAAAGGAAGTAAAGCAGAGAGAGGTCAATGGCTTAATACTCTTAGAAATACTCCTGAAGGTCAGGCTATCATGGATAGAGCCAGAACTTACATAAGAAATAATAACAAAAATATGTCGGATGATATGGTTGAAGAAGAACTTGAATCATTGTTAAGAGAGCAAAAAGAAGAAATTCTTGATGGCATGGTGATGAAGTTATCAAAATATGACACCGCAATTAAACAAACTAGAGAACAAATACCAGGAGAACTAAGAGAATTACTTGGAGAGATAAAAGACCCTATTAAACAGTACATGAGAACTGCAGCTAAAATAAACACATACATCGCTGATACAAATTTTTTTAATACACTGTTAAAAAAAGGAAGAGGAAAATATTTTTTTGAAGCTCCAAAACAGTTAAGAGGTGAAACTGTTACCAACGTTCCCGCAGGAGAAGGAGGACTAGAATTTGGATCTACAATAATATCTGATGGTCCATTAAATGGGTACAGAACGACACCTGAAATTGCAAAAGCATTAGAGAACATAAGTAATTCAAAGAAAAATGCCGATCAATTATCTAATTTATATTACAAAGTTTTTCTTGCACCAAAAGCATTTACACAAGAAGCTAAAACAACTTTATCACCTATAACTCACGCTCGTAACATTATTAGTGCGGCGTCGTTTACTGGTATGAATGGTAACTTTTTTACTAATCCATTAAGAGCAGCAGAAGATTTTAAAAGAGCATATAAATTAGTAACTGCTAGATCAAAAAGTGCAATTGAATCTGACATGGGTAGAAAGTATTTTAAAAATGCTGACGACTACAAGAATTATGTTGATGAATACACAGAGCTGCAAGAGTTAGGTATAATTAACACGAGTGCAAGATTAGGAGAGATTACACAAAGTTTAGATGAAGTAAGTGCTGGTCTACAAAACCTCACAGAAGAAGGTAAGATTTATACAATGCTACGTGGATGGGGTGACAAAACAGGGTTTAATAAACTACGTGGTGTCGCAAGAACAGCGTATCAAGCAGAAGATGATTTATACAAAATACAAAATTTTTATTCTGAACAACGTAAATTTACAAATGTGTACAAGAAATTATATGATCAAAACCCTGAAAATTTTATAAAACAATATGGTGATGAAATTGCTAGAGTAAACCCCAATCTTACAAGAGCAGAAGCTTTAGCTACAATGAGAACTAAAGAGGGCTTTGATAGATTTATAAAACTAAAAGCTGCCGACACAGTTAAAAATAATATACCAAACTATGATTACATAGGTGCTTTTGGACAAACATTACGAAGACTACCAGTAGGTAACTTTGTATCCTTTCCTTTAGAAATTATACGTACTGGCATTAATACGGCAAGACAAGGATTAAGGGAAGTTTTAGATCCAAACACAGTTGGTATTGGAACAACTAGACTCGCAGGTGTTGCAACCTTTGGTATTGGTTTAGGAAAAGGTTTACAGGAAGGGGCGCAACTTGTAGCTGGTGTATCTAATGAACAACTTAATGCGTTAAGAGAATATCTTCCAGAGTGGTCGAAAGATTCTACGCTCATTCCTATAAAACAGGGTAATCAGTTATACTACATAGATTTTTCTCACACTAATGCGTATGATATTTTAACTTTGCCTTTACGTGCGGCGTTAAACGGATATGATGCTGCAAGAGATCAAGGGCAAGGAGTTCTTCAAAGTTTTGATGATGCAGCGATAAGAGCAGCCTCCAAATTTGCATCTCCTTTTGTTGAGGAATCTATAGCCACACAATTTCTTGCGGATGTATTTGTTCGTGGAGGAGAGTCATCCACAGGAAGAAGATTATGGAATCCTCAAGATGACATGGGCACAAAAATAACAAACACTCTTACTGAACTGTTTAGAACAGCTTCACCAGGATCTTTAGCACAGTTTAGAAGATTATATCTTTCTGGATTTGGAAATAAAGATCAATACAATAGAGGATATAAATTTTTAAATGAATCAAGTGGTTTACTTGGATTTAGAATTCAAAATCCTTTTGTTGAAGATGGAATTAATTTTAAGATATCTGAAAATAAAAGAGCAATAGCTGATTCAAAAAAACTATTTACTAGTGTTGCCTATAGAGCAGACTCTACTCCAGAGGAAATAGTAGCTGCGTATAGAAAAGCAAACGAAGCTAAACTAAGAAATGATCAAACTTTATTTAAACAAATACAAGCAGCTAGACAGCTAGGTGTATCAGATAGAAAAATAAAAAGTATTATAGGAGAAAGATACTCTGCAAATGAATCTAGAAAACTTTTAAGAAATCAATTTACACCAATAAAAGTATCTGATTTTGCATTTCAAACCATGAGAAAAAATTCTATTGAGAGAGATGGAAGAGATATAAGTAGAATTGTTAGAGCGCAAACTAATGGGATATATAGATCATTAGGTAATAGCACGTTATTTGATGACCCAAGAGGATTGTTTAAAGAAACTATAAACGTAATAGAGGGAACTCCTTTAACGACAAGACCTAAAGTTAGTGATGCAAGTCCTATTCTTGACCTTTCACAGACGCAAACTCCTGTTTTACCTAACATTACTGGCACTCCTACCGTAGATAGGTTTGGAAACACTAGCACAATAGCGCCATCAGACAGATCTCAGCTTGCCAAAAGCGGAGATATTGATATAACAGAAGCAATAGCAAATAGAGGATAATATGCCACCACCAAGACGTAGAACAAGAAGAAAACAAGGCGGAAAAGGAGGCTCCCGTAGAGGCAGTGGAGGTGCTGCTGCTAGAAGAGCTTCTGCTAGACGTCAGAAAAAAAGAAATGATGCATTACGTGCCGACATAAGAGATCAATATAGAGCCAATCAAAATAGAGGATCTGGAGCTAACGTAGCAACTGGTGGCAGTAGCACGGGTAGAGAATCTGGCATCATGGCCAGTCAAAACAAAAATAAAATTAAAAGTTTAGAACAAAGTGTTGGTAGTCTTGATAGACGAATAGAGAACGCTTTAAAATCTGGTAACACAGATCTAGCAAAAGATCTTCGATCAAGATTAAATAAATTTACCACACAACTAGGTGATGAAAGAGCAAAAAAAATAGATGGTGGTGTTGCAAGAACTGATAGTGGAAGTATAATTAAAACAAGTAGCGGTCGTCCTGTTCTTACCAACCGTGGTTTAGCTGCATTCAACCAAACAAAAGATATGGACTTCTTAGATCCAACAAGAAAATTACAAAACGAATATCCAGAACAATTTGCGAAGATGTATCCTATCACTAATCAATTAAACAAAGGACTACCCACAACTAGAATTGCTAGAAAAATAGGACAAGGACTTTTCGGTATGGAACCTAAACCAATAGGTTACACAGATGATGATATGCCAGGCATACGTTATCCTTTAGATGTAGACTTTGGTGCAGGAGAAGGTGAACCTTTTTTTGGTGGTAGAAGTAGAGATCCTGATTTTGATAGCTATCCTTACATAGCACCTGTTGAACCTGTAACTATAACAGACATGGAGTTTGATCCTAACAGACAGTTTTCAGAAAGTGATTTAGTTCTTCCGAACATGGCACCCTTTATAGATAAAGAAACAAGAAATGAAGTATTTGCTCAAGATGTAGATAACCTTCCAGCTAATAATTTCGCTGCATTAGATGAAGAGTTTCAAAGAGAAAGCGCCGAATTTGAAAAAAGAAAAGCAGAAGAACCAACGTTTCAAGAAAAATTTCCTTATCAAGTGGCTGGTCCAGATGCACTTCCATCTTTCTTTAATTTGTTTGGTCAAAATGATAGTGATGAAGTGGTGCAATTGCCTCCAAGTGATTCAGCAGAATTTAATGTTGCAGCAGATAATATAGCAAACAGGCTTTCGGGACCTGGATACAATTTAAGTCCAGAGATAATTACTAATTTATATCAACAAGGATTTTTAGATCCTAATATAAATTACTTTCCTGATTCAGGAATGTCAACTAATCCTCTAGTGGATGAAGCATTACAAAGTTATTATCAATCACTACAACAATGAAGAAGAAAACAAAGAAAGAAAAGAAGATAAGCAAGGTCATGATAGAATTTAAAAAAGGCAAACTACCTATTGGTAAATCGAAAAAGAAAGTTAAGTCTAGAAAGCAAGCTATTGCTATTGCTTTAAGAGAGGCTGGGGTTAAGAAGAAATGAATTTATCAATGCGTGATTGGATATGGGTCATGGGTATTGTAGCTGGTATTGCCACAACGTACGGTATGATGTCATCACGAGTCACGGCTCTTGAATCAAAGATAAAAGATTTAGATATGCTGCGTATCGATTCACGGCTCTCGGTCATTGAGATACAAGTTATAGAAATAAATGAGAAGTTAGATAAACTTATAGATTAAGTTTCTTTATTAATATCTTCAATACACTGCACTTTAAACGTAAAATATTTATTCATTTCAAACTTCATAAAGCTACGTCCAAAAGTTTCACACGATTCTAGATCCATGAACTTGTCTTGTAGCACCATTTGATTACCAGTATAAACCCATGAGTCACCATTAAAACCCCATAAGCTTACCACCAATACAAATATCTTAGTCATCCTTATAGAAGTAGCATTTTCCAGTTTCACTTACCATCAATAATTTTACACCCATTTTCTCCTGTGAATCAGAAACCTTTCTTGTAATTTTATATCCAGCAAATCTCCCTGTTTTTCTAGTGCTTTCACTCTTAACGTCTATTTTAATAATCTCACCATCTTCTCCCAAAGCTATCAAGTCACACGGTCCAAGACCACTGATATTATCGAAGACGTAATACTCTTGAGCTGTGAGCCACTCTATTGCTCTTAAATGATTTAGAAATCCTTTTTGATGTTTCTTATCCAATCTCGCCCCACGAAGAACCAATTTCACAATCTACTTTAGCTGGTACCCTCATCTCCACGGCATTCTCCATGATTTCCATAATCTTTTTCTTCTCCTCTTCGGTAGAAAAAGAAATGTCTAGTTCATCATGTACCTGGATTAAAGGGGTAATACCCTCCTTAAATACATCTATCATTGCTTTCTTCGTTTGATCGGCAGCAGAGCCTTGAATCAATCTATTCAAAGCTTTGTATGTATAAGCACGTTTAATTTTATGGCCAAAACCGTACTCTATTTCAGCTTCTTTCTTTGGCATAGCTTTATGCATACCAAATGAATTAGGTTCCCACATATCAAATCTACATTTTCTTTGTAGTAATGTCTTAATGAAGCCATACTGTGAAGCTCTAGACATGCTTAAATCTGTTAACTCCTTAACAAAAGGCACAGTAGAATGATAATTATTAAAAACATCCTCTATCTCCTCTTTTTCGAGCCCTAGTTCGCTCATTAGTTTTCCCTTACCCATTCCATACATCATCCCTAAATTAATTGTCTTGGCCTGTTTTCGGTCTATATCGGCCATGTCTGCAACAGTTTGATGGAAGTCTATATTACCATCAGTATATCCGTCAACCAAAGTCTTAACTCCTCTTAGTGGTTGTTGTCCTTTTTTCTCCTGATTTTCGCTAATTACTGCAGCATAATGCACCAAAAGACGAGGTTCTTGCTGTGAATAGTCAAAGCATCCCCACTTCTGACCGTCTTCTGGTATAAATAATTGTCTTATTTTAGGACCAATATCGGCATTTCTAGCAGGAATCTGCTGTAAATTAGGGTTTTGCATACTCAAACGCCCTGATATTGTGCCTCCTGTCTCTGATCTAAGCTGATTTACATCAGCATGTATACGTCCTTTGTGTTCATGACGAAGAATAGAATCAATAAATGTTGTTCTCGCTTTATTAAACTCTCTTGCTTTTACTATTGTTTGTGCAAACTTATGTTTGTGTGTTGCTAAAAAGTTTTTATCAAAGCTTGGTAATCCAGTAGGTGTTCTATTGTATTTTATTTTCAGTTTATCAAAAGCTTTTGCTATTGATAAAGGCGCTAGTATCTCTACCTCAAACCCACAAGTCTTATATAAATAATCTAAAACTTCTTTCTCTGATTTCTCAAAGTCTTTTTTTATTGTATCTGCTTTTTCTAAATCTATTTTTACCCCTTGTTTTTTCATAGCAAACAAAACATTGAACAGCTCTGACTCTAAATTAAAAATACTATTTAAATTTTGTGTGCTTATTTCTCTTTGTAATACGTGCCAAAGTTTTAATGTAACAGCCGCATCTTGTTCACCGTAAGGACCAACATACATTGGAGGTAGTTTCCACATCTCACTCTTAGCATCTACACCCCACTCTTTTGCAGCTTCATATAACAAAGCTTCTGATTTTGTTTCCCCTACATACTCTTTTGATAAATCACGAAGAGAATAATTATATCTGTTTTCATTTAACAACGGAGCTGCGATCATAGTATCTATTATTTTACCATGTACTTTTAAACCCATAGCATCTAGCCAACCCACATCATACATGGCGTTGTGAAATACTTTATCACAAGGCAGTTCTAAGATTTCTTTTAGCTGTCTTTTAAAAATTTTCTCATCAAAGTTACCACCGCCCTCGTGTGCAATAGGATAGTATCCTTGCCAACCATCCACGGCCAACGCTACACCAATAACTCTTCCTTTTTTTGTAGCCCATCCTGGTCCTATGCCAGAATTTAAGCCATCATCTTTTGTTTCTAAGTCAATAGCTATTTCTTTTGCATCGGATAAATTTGGAACAGACTCTGGTGGTATCCACTCACTTGGTGTTTTGAACAAAGAAGGCTGATTCATTTATCTCTTTCATTTATTTCCCCCGCAATAGAGGCGTAAGCTGCTAAGTCTACATAGCTGTCTGCTTTATGTGCATGCATTAATCTAGCTACCTTAACTAAAGCCATACACATCGCCACATCATGTGCTGATATATTTTTCTGGAGGAAAATTGACCACAACGCAGCGATGTTCTGATGATTCTTAAGTTTATCGCCGTAGTCATCTTGACGATCCCCTTCAACTAATTCTTTTGCTTGTTGTAAAATGTTGCTGCAGATCATTTACAACTCTTTAAACTCTCTATTTGATTTGGATGATATAAGATGCAAAGATTTTTTTGCCCTCGTAGCTCCCACATAAAACACTCTCCTTTCATCATCAATTACCTTGCTGATGTTGTTATCTACCTTGGTAGGCAAATCTTTTAATAGCATAACATTGTCTGCTTCGCCACCTTTTGATGCATGTATCGTAGAAATTTTTATATTTTTCGATTTGTGAAAATCCTGGTCTCTATCCATAGCAGAATTAATATATCGTGTTTGTTCTGCTGGTATTTTATCTAGGGCAAAGTTCCATTCTGTATTCTTATCGACATTCAAACCATGCTTCACGACCAATGATTCATAGTCATATGTAACTTCATCACTGGCATTTTCTAAATTTTTAAACCCTCTTTCAATACCACTATTACCAGAAATATAATTGTAAATATCTTTTACAATCGGTAACTCAATTGGTTCATCCTGTTGTATTTTTTTCCAACCTTTGATTGCGTTCATCATTTTATCTGAAACAGAAGATCTACCTTTGTATTCATAAAAAAATCCTTTTGATTTTAAATCTTCTATAAATTGTTCTGCTATGTAATTTGTTCTTGCTAATATTAACCACGATCCATTTGTCAAATCAATTGATGGATTGAAACAAGTGCGATGATACTTTACTAAACCCTCTCTATCTTTTGGCTGCCAATCTTTTGGAACTCTATCTCTTACTTTTGTTATTAAATTATTTGCAAGTCTGTGAATTGATTTTGGAATTCTATATGATTGTTGCAACACGGTTCTCTCCCCACCGATTAGTCCAAGTCTTTTTGTGTCCGCTCCAGCCCAATCAAATATAGCTTGGTCATCATCACCAGCTACATAAGCACGTTCACAATTTCTGATTATCAATTCAACCATTTGCCATTGTATAAAACTAAGATCCTGCGCTTCATCAATGATAGCCACGTCTAACTTTGGTGCATCTTTTCTTTCATTAAATTTTAAAATCATATCCGTAAAATTTAATCTATTTTTTCTTTTCTTAAAATCTTCTATACCTCTATCGATATAACTTAAAAACTCAAAGCCTCCTCGTATATGCTCATCACTTTGTAAAAAAGCTGCAGACAAAGAAATATTTTTAACTTTTGCTGTATCAATTATTTTTAAATAAGGATCTTGTGGTTGTGATACTCCTAAATCTTTTACTGTTTTATTTGGATTAGTTATGTTTACTTGTAAGTAATCAGACAACTCTTTGTAATCTTTATCACCCATGACATCAGCATTCTTTAATCCTAAAAATTTAAATGCCATACTGTGTAATGTTCTAAAGTATTTTAAATCTTTTTTATCTAAACCAAATTTAACAGAGGCTCTTGCTATAGCTTCATCTGCAGCTTTGTTTGTAAAAGCAAAGTATCCTATTCTATCTGGTGGTGTCCCTTGTTGTAATTCTTTTTCAACAATGTTTAATAGATGTGTTGTCTTACCTGTACCAGGTGGACCAAATATTATATTAATTTTTTTGCTGTGCTTGTCTTGTAATATCATCTTGTATCATCATTAAGTTTAATTTTATCATCTTCAAATCATTAACTAACATTCTCTTTGTTAACTTTGATTGTTTGTTCTCGGCTTTAGCTACAAGTTGTGCAGCTATTCCTAAAGTCTCTTTAATTAGTTTTTCCATTCATTACCTCTAAAATTGTTTTTCCTATGTAGTAAGGTATCTGTGGTACCAAACTATTGCCTAATGATTTAAGTCTGTCCACCCGCTTGGGTATCCCATGAGCCACTCTACCCACGTCGGGTTCAGACTCCCACCAGCGTGACCAGCTAGTCTTCCTTTCTTCTTGGCTTTCTCGTAGTTGGTGTTCACTCCCGTATCTTTGTGATCCCTTGCCGTTGGTGTTGGCACTAGATGAGGGTGTGCTACTTGATCGTTCAAACTGATTGGCATTTTCTTTTCTAGTTTCATTTTCATTCTCTTCTCGGAGCTCGGACCACGGCCACTGTGAGCGTCTGGAGTTCTCCACATCTGAGCTGGTTTCGGATACACTACTTGTTCTCTCAACGTTGAGTGTGTCGTTCTTCCCTTTCGATTGGTTTGATATTGTTTTTTCAAAGCTTCTTTGCTTCTCGGTGGCAAGGAGTCCATTGCGTTCGGAGTAAGCCACAATCCAGATTCTTTCTCTTTGATGGTTGGCACCGATGCTCGAAGCTGAAATACTAAACGGCCTAACGGAGTAGTCTTCACTCTCCAAGTCCTCGATAACGGTGTCGAGACCGAGTTTAATGTGTCCACTAACATTTTCTCCAATAA